TAAACAAACCCTTTCCCCGACAAGTCTTTTGTTTTATTTCTACTTCTCGGGGGTATTATTTTCTGTTAATGTTAGTAATGTCTACTAGTCATATTAATTATTACTCTTGGGTTAAATTTATATTTCTTCCATGACTAAGTTTTTTTCTTTTTTAATCCTTCAATTGATTTAATTTCATTTAAAATTTTTCTTCTTTCAAACTTATCCTTTACCCTTCGATATTCCTTATACAACCAGCGATACCGTAGCCATTTTAGTTGTTTTTTGGTATAATAGATAACTTTTTTAGATGTAAGTTCATTAAATTTGTGTCGTATAACTTCGGGCTCAAAATTAGCAAACCAACAAACTTTGTCAAAATCATCACTTACAGTTGAGAACCAATCAAAACTATCTTGTTTTGTGTAAGCATCATTTTTCTGTTCACCCATGTTTAGTGCATCCTCAAATGCCTGGAGGATAATCGCCTGGAACAGCTTTTCTTCCGGTAGCCGTTGTTCGCGGGTCAGTTCTCTTGAAATTCTAGTGCCCAAAATTTCTAACAAGTTTAATGAGTAATTCACGATAATACCTTAATACTTTAGGGTTGCTAACAAACGCTAACGCAAAATGGTAATCTTCTAAATGACTTTTAATATAGTCACACTTTTCGGGCCCATCGAGAGACCGGCAGTATTCTAAGTTTTCATCAGACATTTTTTCAAAATCATCCATATTTACGTGCGGAGAGGGAAAAGATATGGAATGGAACTCCGCACGTATTTTCTCTAGTTGCCCAAAGAATATCTAAAAACATAGCACGCATCCAACACCTTCAACCTCTTAAAAATTAAAGTTAAAAAAATTTTTCGTGGTTTTTTGAAGATAAAGTGTTTAACCCCACTTTTTCATATAGGTGATTTGGAATACGTAATTGATATTTAATGATTTTTTTTAGATTATGCAAGTGTTTTATTGGGCGGGGAAAGTCTCCCGCGCCCGCCCAACGTGGCCACTATTTACCGTTCAAAAGCTTTCGGCCTTCCGACAGTAAATTCTCCTTTGTTTTTTCGTAACTCGCATTGTTTTTCTTTGCGATTTTTTTAATCTCGTCATCGGTAATTTTAGCAATCATCGATGCCGGTTTACGAAAGCCGTGGCTACCCATTGCACGCAAGATGCAATAGGTATCAATATCCACAGCGCAAGATTTCCATTTTGAAATGTCCATCTTAATTCCTTTCTAGTTGTTGCATTTACTCTACGTCTTGGTTTTCATTTTCTTTTTCTTGATACTCTCGATCGATAAAGTATCTAACAAAATGTACTTTCAATTTAGCATTACCATTGTAGATTTTTTCAAACACTCTAACAAAATCTTCAGTGTTTGTACCTCTTAATAATAACGCAGATTTAGATTTTAATGCAGTTTTGAAACGTTCCCAACGAAACTCCGGGTGTTCCTTACATACCGCATAAGCCGTAACGAAGGCTCTTGTTAATTTAATGTTGAAATGATTTTTCATGTACATTAAATCAGCGCCAATCTCATTACATCTTTGTAGTGTTGCAATTTTAAATTTACCATTTTTAAAAGCCGTTCGTGTTTGTCTCCAAACCGAGTAGCCTCCTGATGCTAAAAATAAAACACACTCAAGTGGTAAAGAATATTGTCTAATCATAGATTTAACAATTTGATATTCTTTCTTACCGTTCTCAATGTGAAACTGTAGGTAATCGGTCATACCCCAATTTTTTCTATTGGCATTCATGACCGCTACATCGAATTCATTTTCGAAGGGCCCACGAATGTAAGGTACCTCTTTACCTAGTTCTCTACGAGCTTGTAAAGTATGTTGACCATCAACTACCTCATCATTCTCATTTATGAAAATAGGAAGATTCAAATCTTTTTTTTGAATTTCCCTTTTCAATCTTGCAACGTGACCTTTATCAATAGCACGATTGCCTTTTACTGTTTTAAACATACCGTAATCTTTTGTAAAATAGATTACATTGTTTTCTTGTTTTTTTGCTTTAGACATTTTCAGACTCCATATCTATATTATTTTTTGCATCAATCTCACTTTGGATTAGATCCGATGTTGTCCACTCATTAAGAGGGTACACAGCTTGATCATCGAGTACAAGCGGTATCTTTGCAAGTTTGGTTGATTGTTGGTTAAAGTGCAGATCAGACCGTTCCATCGGTTGACCATCCACCGTTAAGTTTCGAGTTTCAGAAAGTACCTTATCCATTTCTTCCACCCAATTATTAAAGGACTCAGATTTTGATTTAAGCATCAACACCTCCTTTAAATTCTCTCAAAGCAAAATTTAATTTGCTTGCTAAATTTTTATCGTTATCATCTAAAGTGTCCGAGAGTACACCTATAGAAAATCTATTTAAAATATTTAATAGTTCGCTCTCTGTTAGAATAACCGCTACCTTCTTTGGTAGTATCTTTTTATTTGTTTCCATGTTAACCTTTTTTTTTGTTTTTGTTTTTTGCATTTGCCAAAACTATATAAACATTTTAATGGGATATGCAAGGAAAAAATGTTATAGGATAATATAGGAAAATGAAGTTTATTTTGGTATTACATTTATGCAGTATTTTAAATCAAAGTTGTTTTGAAAGCTTGCATGTTGGTTTATCTTTTAATGACCATCGATCTTGTGCAATTGCGGGATATGAAATTTCTGGTTCATCTTTAAAGGCTTTAGACCCAGAAAGAGTAAATAAAGAAGAATTAGCAGTTAAATTTGAATGTAAAAAAGTACCAAATAAAACAATAATTCCACCTCCAAAACCCGGAATACCTTCATAGTTGCATTTACCTCTCAGTTTGATATATAATAATACATGAAACTTTATCGCGTCCAAGCAAACTATAAAAATATATATGTTGATGAGACGCTTGAGGCTAAAGACGATAAAGACGCTCTTGAGTGTTTTTCAAAGAAAGTTGACTCAGGAGATGTTAACGAGAAAGAAGGAGCCGGATTTCATAATCCAGATTTTCTTTTTTTAACTTTCGAGGAGGTTGACCGAGATGCAACTACAAAAATTGATATCGGAGAAACTTCAGTTGGAGTCAAAATGGGCTCAACAAGCGTTGGAACAGGGTAGAGTTACAACGGATATGAAGTGGATTGATATTAAGATCAAAGAACTTAGAACTAAGATCAATGATCAAAGTGTTGAAGACGCAAAAGCGGGTCTTCTAGATATTGCTAGTTAAAAAAAACTAGCATTTTTTTATTTTTCACATTATTCTCTAGGCTATCTATGTCTCAAAAAAAAGTTAAAGGTGTAAGATTATATTTATCCACTAAAGAAGTTTCTTTACTTGAAGATCTATTGGCAAAAACAGCTCATTTCAAAGGTGGCTTTTCTAAATTAAAAAAAAGTGAAGTAGAGTTGTGGCATATGTTTCATGATATTTGTAAAGAATTAAAACTTTGTAACTTCAAAGTTAAAATTAAATTAGATAAAAGTTTACACTAATGGATGATACTATTTATTTAAATGATTATAAAAATTATTGGATTGAAGATACAGCACACGGACATTTGATTAAAATTTGTTATGGGCCCAATGATAAAGTTTTGGAAATAGATTGTCGATGGAAGAATCGAAAAAGAGATAAAAGTGGAAGAGTTATCAATGACGTTCGTATGGAAACACCCAAGTAAATATAAAAAAATTAAAGAAGACCAGACTGACGAAACTGTTCCGGTGTCGGAGCACAATGAGGACATGGACGAGAAGAAAGAACCTGAAGATCCTCAATCTCAAGAATAGTTTTTGTATTATTACACTCTTTACAAATTTTATTCTTTAGCTTCTCCCCAGGATCGTCCGAGGGCAATATCAACGGTGAAAGGTACTTTGAGATTTTCGATTGCATTTTCCATTTTCTCCTTAACAATTTTAATATCATTTTCTTCATTAATTGAAAAACATAATTCATCATGTATTTGTAACAATGGCATAAATCCCGCCTTGTAACAATCAATCATAGCTTGCTTCGTTTGATCAGCCGCAGAACCTTGGATTAATCTATTCAAAGCTTTGTAGGTAAAAGCCCTTCTAATGTTATTACCATAAATAGCCTTAGCCTCCTCATAATTCATAGCCTTATTCATTCCGAAGGTAGTGGGCTCCCACATATCAAATCGGCATTTACGACCCTTTACAGTTCGAATAAAGCCATACTTCGAAGCACTGTTAGTAACCTCAGTGGCCAAACTTTTAACAAATGGAACTCTATTATTATATTGAACCAATAATTTTTCTGCTCTATCTTTATCAATACCTAATTCTTTAGAAAGTTTTGCTTTACCCATACCATAAAATAAACCTAAGTTAATTGTCTTAGCCTGGTTCCTTGGTATACCGGCCATATCAGCTACTAACTGATGGAAATCCGCAGACTCATCTTGGTACGCTCTAATAAATTCGTCCGCACCCGTAAATTCAGCATTAACCGAAGCGGCATAGTGGGCCACTAATCTAGGTTCTTGTTGAGAATAATCAAAACTACCCCATTGTCTACCTTCTTCTGGTAAGAATAAGGATCTAATTTTATCTCCAAACTCTTTATTTCTTGCAGGTATTTGTTGCAAATTAGGATTTGAATATGATAAACGTCCAGATACAGTTCCACCTTGGTCAGATCTTAACTGATTTATTTCAGAATGAATTCTACCTTTGTGGGTATACCTTAATATGGAGTCTATAAATGTTGAATGAAATTTATTTATTTCTCTTGCTTCTCTTATTAGTTGCGCTATCGGGTTATCACAGTTTACTAACCAGTTTTGGGTAAAGCTTGGTTCTCCGCTGACCGGTGTCCGTGGGTATTCCACCCCTAATCGATCAAAAGCTTGAGCGACCGATCGTCCGGCCCAAATATCTACGTTCATCGTAGTCTCTTGTTTTATTTTATGTAATACTTCTTTCTCTTTAATTTTAAATTCCTTTTTAAGTAGATGCGCTTTTTCAATATCAATTCGAATACCCCGTCTACGCATATCAATTAATATAGGAAGGAGTTCCATCTCCATCTCCCACACGTCCATTAGATTTTGTTTTACAATTTCGTTTTTAAAATATTGCCAAAGTTTTAAAGTCAGTGCCGCATCTTGTTCCGCATAATAACCAACATAACCCGCAGGCAATTTCCAAAGATCTCCCTTAGGGTCAATACCCCATTCTTTAGCTTTTTCATTTAAGAAAGTTTCATTTTTAAGCTCACCCAAATAATCTTTTGCGCAAGCATTTAAACTAAAACTATATCTATTCTCATTGACAATTGCGGCCGCAATCATGGTATCAACAATTTTACCACGTATTTCAAATCCGTTAATAAGCAACCAACCCACATCATAGCTAGCATTGTGAAATATTTTAGTAGAATTTGTTTTTAATATGTCTTGCATCCAAGCAGTTGTCATCGCAATATCCATATTACCTCCCGCATCGTGACCAATTGGGAAATACCATTGTTGGCCCAAAGCCGCTACAGCAAAGCCTACTATTTGTCCGTCAAACGTTGCCCAACCTGAACCATTCGTTTTAATATTTGGATCCTTAGTTTCTAAATCGATTGCAATTTCTTTAGCTTGAGATAAATCTGGATATTCTGAAGGGCATACCCAATCAGAATCGTTATATACAAAGTTTAACTGATGTGTCATTTTCTTCTTTCGTTTTTAAATTGTGTTTTTTACAGTAACAATCTCCACAGTAATATTTTTTATCTTCTATTATTACAGCATCCTTATTACATTGTTTACATTTATTTTTTCTTTTGTCCATCTTTCATTTTTAAAATTTCTAAATCACAATAATGTTTTATTTTTTCAAGATCCTCAATGCCGTTTTTATGTTTATATCGACATACATATTTAATAACATTACCTTGAAAAAAATTTAAATCATTTTTAGAAATAAATTCGTAGGGTTGTATCGTAAAAAATTTATAGTGACTCCCGCCTACTTGCCTGTCTTGAGGAAAAGCTTCCTCGAACATATTTTTACTTGTCATAATTAGCCTCGTATAGTTTATGATATTTTCCTAATGGAAAATTATATTGATGATGAGTGCCCAATAAGTGTAATGTGCCTTTTGATCTGGTAGCACCCGTATACCAAACCCGAAGTTCTTTTACTTTTTCTTTAAGATTCTTTTTTTCATAATGTGATGGAAAGTTACATTTACTAGATAAAACAACATTATCTGCCTCTCCACCCTTAACTTGATGTATAGTATCTATAATAATTTTAGGTGGTTCACTTAAATTCACACCTTCTTTTATCATTTTTAAAAAATATTGTTTATCTTTTTCTTTAAATTTTCTTTTAAAAGTTTCTGTCCACGGGCCTTTTTCATCACGCATACCACATCGAAGATGTAATTCATCAAAGTTAAATACCTGTTGTGGATGAGCAAAGCTCCATTTTTTACTTTCTTGTGACCGGTAGCCGTGATCAATGTTTAATAAGTATTCATACATTATGCACGCTTCTTCTCTTGTGATACTGCCGCCCTCACAAATCTTTTCCCAATATTGAATTGCCTGGTATTGGTTCATGTCAAATGATTTATTGCCTTTTACATCTTGATAATACAAAGAAAGGTTTCTTGCTTCTTCCTGTAATTCTTTTTTAACATCGTTAATTCTAGCTAGTACAAGCCAACTACCTTCTAATTCCCAAGGTACTTTCTTTAAAGAGTTCCAATAATGAATAGAACCCTCTTTACCATTAGAATAAAACTCTTTTTCTACTCTATTGTTTTTCATTCCCTCTAATAAACATTTTGAAAAGAAATGAACAATCTTGTTTAA